TAAGCAATTTAGCAAATCCTTTGCCAAACTTTTGCTCAAACGATACTATTGATCGTGGTCTTAAGGATAGTGTTCCTTCAAACCCATCAGTAGTCTTTACTTTTATATGTAGTCCGTCCATTTTTTTTGCCCCTTCTAAGGTGTTGTTAATTTGATAACATCGCCAGATATTGGCCATGTTACGCTTACTGTTGTTATTTCTCCTACTGCAGCATTTAATGCTTGCCACTCTGAAATTAGAATTCTACCTGATCCATTTGTTCCATCCATGATGTATTCAGGATTATCTGCTGATCTTGCAGCATCTATTGGTTTTATTCTACAAGTGGTAGCAGTGCCCAGTAGAGGAAAAATTATTGACTCTACTGAGCCTGCCTGGAAATCTTGGTAAAATTCAAAAGTAATTGTGTTAGCAGCAAGGCCAGCAACGAATTGTTTTGAAGTTTGACCAAATTGAGTAGTCTCAACAAGATCATACTGTGTTGCAAGAGAGATTGAAGCGATATGGTCGCTCAAATCTGTTCCTGCAATAGTTACCTTTGCGTTTGTTAAGACTAATTTTGCCATTTGTTATTAGACCGTCTTTGTGATTGCGCCAGTGATTGGCCATGTAACAGATGCAGTGGCCAATTCGCCTACAGCACCGTTTAGTGGTGTCCACTCTGAAACCAAAGCCTCAAATGTGTATTTAGGATTGGTTGGTCCTTGTGTTGCTGAAGTGATTGGTTGAACTTCAATAGCCGTAACTTCTCCAAGTAGTGGATAAATTGTTTGTTCTACTGGTGTGTTTCCTGCACCAGGATCTGCAAAGTCTTGGTGGAACTCAAGTGTTACTGAGTTATCAACAAGTCCTGCTGTACGAGTCTTTGCTGCGTCTGGAACATTTCCTCCTGCGAATGCAGTGGTCTCAATTACATCATATGTGCTTCCAAGCGTTACTGAAGCAACATGATTTGAGAGGTCTACGCCTCCAACTACTACCTGTACATTTGTTAGTACTATTCTTGCCATGGTTTTTCTCCTTGTTCGTTATCTAGATTAAAAACAGGGAGTGTATCCACTACCTGCTGAACTGCTTCTACTTCTTTTACTGCTTTTGGTGTATTTGTTGATTCTTTGATATTGCCTGAAGCAAGAAGATGTTCAACACTTCCTCCTGCACTAAGTATATCACTTGTAGTAAGTTTTTCACCATTTAATTTACCACAAACTTTAGCACCTGATACTACATATTGCATTGTTTTCTCCTTAGCCCCAAATTGTGAGGTTGTAACGGTATGATAAGAAAGACTGATCACCAGAAGTATATGTACCACTTTCAGCACTTATAACTCTGAGTGTATCAACAAGGCCACCTAGTGATCTATCTGACTCTAAAGCAGTTTTGATTGAACCATTACCACTTCCAGCCAGGAAATTATCAAGTTTGTCTTGTCCTGTTCTTTCTGATATTCTTTGTACAATCACAAATATATCAACAGATGCTTGGTCTAAGCCACGCATGTTGTCAATATCAAATGTGAAATCTAATTGTCCTACTACTGCACATGGTGGAACAATAACATCTGGAATTAAATCATAAACTCTCAGGTTTGTTATTGTCTGTAGATTTGCTTTTAACGCATCTCTTACACCATTGATATTGGAAATAGCCATTAGAATGCCAATCCAAAGTTTCTACGGTATGTCTTTAGAAGCATCTCAACATCTGGATCTAGACGAGAGTTCAAACGAACTGTTCCTAGTTCTACAGATCCTGCAATACCAAATGGAGATTGCTTTCTAACAAATAATCTTGATGCCTGAATCTTGCAGGCTAATTCTACTTCGTAAGGTATTGCTTTGAAACCCCAGACTCCAGTTATTTTAACTGTCTGAGGAAAGAAGTAAGGAAAGACATATGTCTGAATTGCTAATAGTCTTGTTATTGGCATACCTACTTCTGGATTATTAACAGGCTCATACATAAGATCTGTGTCTAAGTTCCAGACTTGTGTGAATGGTCCAGACTGATTTGCTCTTGATCTTACTTCTGTTGGTTCAATAAGGTCATCTATTTCTAGATACCACGGACTTAACGGCGTGTAATATTTAGTTACAGGTGCTGCTAATGTACCTTCTTGATAGAAAGATCTTTGGCAATACTCGTCAATCATACGGCTTGCAGCAAGAATCGCTGCTTGGATATCATTATCATCCAGGCTGTCTTCAATCTGCAGTGCATTTCTCACATCTGCTAAAGTCGTATAGACATTATTAGGCTGTGAACTCTGTGCAAGCGTAGGTCTACTCATTTGCTCCTCTTCTCCATCTTAGGCAACATTGCTTTCTCCATCTTAGGAGTTGCAGTTGCTGTTTCTTTTTTAATTCTAAAAATCTTTTTAATTCTCTTCATAATTCCTTCTTAAGGTAAAGGCAGGTGAACCTGATAAACGGGGCGAACACCAAATCCACCTGCCACCCTAGGATATTTTCCTGGGTATCCCAGTAAGGCTAAGCGAACCTAGCCCTACTGAGAATACTTTTTAGATTAGAATGTTGGTGCTACTAGACCAGTACCTGAAATAATAGATACTGCTCCTGGATAACGACCAGCAGTGAATGCTCCGTATCCGTAGACTACAGACTTGATTGTGAGTGAGCCTGCACCTGTTGCATCAAAGTTCAATGCGAATGGTGATCCTGCTTGCTCCCAAAGATGCATTTCATTTGCATTTACGCAATAGATACGATCTTCAGTACCTGAAGCACCAGCGTCTGTACGAACATTTGCATCTGCAATGATAGGTAGACCCATCAATGTGTAACCTGAGTTACCGTAGTATGCTTGTCCTGCACCTGTTGCAACTGCGTTCATTGGGCCGTTTAGGGCTGGAAGAACGAGTGGACGCTGTGAACCGTCAACGCCTGCAAGCAAGAATGCTAGACGGCGTGGGTGCATTACCCAGTGTGTTGGGTTTTGGAATACATTTGTCTGTACCAATTGGTAAGCATCTGCTAACTTTGGATACAGTTCTGCAACTGTAGGTGATGCTTCAGTGAAGGTTACATTGTTTGTTCCTACTGTTCCTTCAAGACCAACCATTGAGCCTGATGTACCGTCACCATTAAGGATCTGGTCGTCAAGTGTTGTGTGCCATCCACGGATAAGATCCTGGATGATGAACTGGTCAATACCTGTTCCACGCTCAATTGCCTGCTTTGAGATATCCTGTTGACCTGCGATTGTACGAACATTCACAGTCAATAGTGTATCGTCAGCATTTGTATTTGATACTGCATCATTTTCAGCAGCCTGAACTGCAGTTGATGTACCAGTAGTCATGCGTGAGATATTTAGTGTCATACCTGCTGCTGGCAATACCATCTTGTTTGTTGCGAAGTCTGCAAATGGGCGACCTGCACGAGCAAATGGTGCTGCTAGATCAACAAGGTACTGAGGAATTACGAGACCAGCAAAGTTGCCAGTTCCTACTGAGCGACGCTCAATTTCCTCTTCACGAGTGTGACGAGCAAGACGCTCTGATGCTGCATAGTCATTGCTGAACTTAGCAGTAAATGCATCCTTTACGAATGAAACATCTGCATTCTCTGGTGAGTATGTACGGGCTTCACGAGTTACCTTTGTTCCGCCAACCTTTGGCATTGCAACTTCAGCAACTGATGCTCTTGCTTCTGCTGCCTTAGCATCTGCTGCTGCTTGTGCAGTCAACTTTTCAATCTTTGAATCTAGTGAGCGTGACTCTTCAACTAGGGTATCAACCTTTGCTGATTCATCTTCTGTAAGGTCTGTACGGTTCTCTACGGCTACTGCCTCAAGAACTGCGTCCAACTCTGCCTTAACTGCATCACGGCGTTCAATTACTTTGTCTAAATAAGACATTTATTGTTCTCCTTTGTGAGTTTGTTTAGTTTGAGGTGGTGGTTATGGATTTCACGACGCTTACGGGTGTGAGCCTAACTCCGACTTCAGTCCTATCTTTTGGATAGGAATATTATTTTATTGTGCTTCTCTTTGCTTTTGCTAAGCGTAGAGACATTCTTGGCATGTTATCTGGAAGGAAGTTTAGGACTGATGGGAAATCTCCAACAATCTTTCCACCTTGACCAGGAACATCTACAACATTTAGAACATTAGCAGCCTCTTCTTGTGCTTCTGGAAGTGGATCAATGTATGTCAAAGTAGACATTTTGTGTCCAACAAGAGTGTCAGTTGCTACCCAACCATCTTCTACTTCTTTGTATACACGAATTAGAACTGCTGGATCTCCTTCTTCTGCTGCAACGCTGAAATCTGAGTCAGGAACATTAATAGATCCTTCTGTTTTGATTTCTTCAATACGGCCTCTTGCAATGCCACCAGATGAATTCCAACGAACAAAATCTCCAACTTCTTCACGCTTAGACATTTCTAGTTCGTCTTCTTCAACCTCAAGCATTGGAGACATAGAATCATCTTCCATCTCGCCATCACCAAATAGCATAGACATTACTTCTACTGCCTTCATGATGTAGTCGTGACCTTCAGATAAGTCTCCAAAGATTTGCTTTAATACTAATAGGGATTCGCCTGTTATTTCTCTTCCCGCTTTTATTTCATTCATGGCTCTTTTAATTAATTCTCTAGCCTCTACAGAGGTTGCAGTATATGCAGGATATGTGACTATTGATACATCTCCATCAGAAAGGCTTACCTCAGTAAGGGTTCTTTCTGAACGGTCTTTGCTCCAATTTTGACGGATAACTCTAAATGCAAACGACATTTGATCAACATCACCACGCTCAACAAGTGTATATAGGTCTCTTGCTTCTTGTGTGTTTGCTAGTTCTGCTTCAAAGAATAGTCCTTTTTCATCTTCAGACAATCTCATTGTACCGTTTTTGGTTCTGGCCATAGGTAATCCTTCATGGTTAACCAATAAACGAACATCTGGTGTCTCAGATAGTGTCTTTCTGAATGCACCTGGTGCAATCTTCTCAATGAATGGCAAAGGAACAGATGCTTCGTTAAACACAGCAGCATAACCTGCCATACGCATAGTACCGTCTTCTGCCTGTCTTGCCTCTATGTCTCTGACCGTAAAGGTACGGCGTTCTGTCTTCTTCATCTTACTCCTTGCTTTATTAGTTTCATTATCTAATTTATCTATTTGGCGTTGTGCCCAGTCCTGAGCAGCATCATCAAAGTTTGCATTTCCACCCCAAAGCAGCCAAGCAACTAATCCTGCACCAGGATATCCTGGGTCTGAAGAGTCTTTGTTCTGTGGTGCTTGTCCATCTGCCTTGTGTCTTGCGAACCAAGGAGCCATCTTTCTTACTTTATCATCAGAGATACGACCTGCTGCCATCTCTCTTGCTGCTCTCTTGGTACCTTCAGTTAGACCGTCGCCACCAAAACCTTCTCCCAAATAGTCCAATCCTCTTTGTGCATTATTTTTAATGAACTCTGGAACATTGTCTACAGGCATTATTCCTTGACCTCATCACTGTAAGCAGCCTTTGGA